TCCTAACTGCCATACCCAATTACCCCAGCTAGTTTGGCCACCATGCCCTGCAAGCGTAGCAGGTCATCCTCGTTTATTTCGTCGATATCATCTAGCATGCAGGCTATCTCAAGCTCTATGTCATACATCATCTTATCCATGCCGCGCAGTGTGTTAATCTCACGGATCATGTCCAGCGCGTCTTCCTCCGTCTTGGCCTCGAGCCTACCTGTGTAGGTCTTTCGGTTGAAACCACGCTTACCATCTTCTATATGCGCATCTCGCAGTATGAAATACATCTCGCGTGTAACATCCGTCGCGGTCAGTCTTGGCCGTACTAGTGTGTCCATCTCGTTTATTTCGCCCATGTTATCACCTCCACCTTTTCGTTAGTTTCGATCCACACCTTCGCACCACAGCTGAGCGGTTTGTCAGGTGAATACACGACACGACTTGGCCCTAGTATCTTGACCTCATCGCCTCGGTAATTGTTGCCGCCAGACTTTACAGTCATGACGGGTTTTTGTTCCTCTGGCTCACACTTGGCGTTGTGCCGTATGTGATGTTGATTAATGTGAATCCTTTTCAGGTTCGTGTTGTTGATTATGTCAATGTAAGCCACACTCATTTCATTACCTCCACAATCACGGTGATGTCGTTTTGCTCGTAGCAGATCATGCAGTCTCGGCACTTGGCGTGGCAATTTACATTATGCTCAGGCTTTCGGTGCGCTGGGTCTATCGCATTGAATACTTTGTCAAACCCTCTTGGCGCTTTGCGTCTGATCTCGTTACTGCGTGGGTTCGAGTAGATCAAGTGCATATTGTCAGGCAGTAGCGCGTTGTTGTCGGCTGTATACTTGCTCACTAGGCTGGTGCGCTTTGTCCACAACACGAAGTATGCGCGTGGGTTCGCCTCGGCTATCGTCACTAGGTTGTCCATATGCAGCTTATTGATCAACTCACCGTGTCCAGAGAACCGTACATATTCGCCCGGCATAAAGCGTGGTATGTGGTGCTGGTTGTCGGGGTCTTTGAAGTCTAGCGTGCTCAGTATCTGGCTGTTGCGCTCCCACGGCTCTACGCAGTTCTTGCGGGAAGTCAGTAGCATGTCCACGCTGTAACAGTTGGTGCATATAATGTCTGGGTTTTTGTGGTTCGCCATGACCTTGCAGTACTCGTTGGATAGCGTGTTTGTGTTGATCGCACGGAACCCCTCGAGCTTGCCTGTCATCTTGCTAACTAGTAGCGGTTTGGTGAATGTGGCGCTTAATCCCATGGGATTAGTAGTGCCGTTTGTTTTGTCTGTTGCAATTACGTTAGTCATGGCTGTTGCCCTCTTCAGTATTTAAGTTGAACTAATGTCGACTGGCATAGCGTCTACGGTATCGTCGCAGTCTTTACAAAATATTACCTCTGGGTAGTCCTCTAGGTCAAACTTCTGCGTGTCTACGTTCCACGTACCATCGAAGCTAAACACTAGGTTAGTACCCATACACTCTCTGCACATATACATTACCGTACTCATAACGCACTCCAGCACCCTACCCATTCTTTGTAGTGCTCTTGGCGGTCTAGGCGCACGGGTACCTCTGCGACACCTTCTTGTGACCAGATTGTTCTGTATACATAGATCTGCCCACGGCTTGTTGCAGTGTGCACGCGCTTACGTATGCAAAGCTTTTCTGCGCCGTTTACTCTTGCTATATATAAGTTCATATTCCTTCTCCATTTCTTAATATATCCATAATCTCACACAGCCTTATTGTGTCTTCGTCAGAAGGTATCACGCCTTCAAACCTAGCTAGATTGATCTTATCGGCTAGGACGCTTGCTTCAAGTATTAGTATATCGTTCATGTTGTTCTCCTTAATCCCATGGGATTAGTTTGTCGTGTATTTCAGTAATCACCACGACCGAATAAAGCGCTGAGGGAGCACGGGAAACTCAAACAACAAACCCATGTCGGTCCCTCCCCCAGCTGTTTACTATTATCTCAAATCGCCTAAGTTAGGTCAAATAACTGGCTGTCTTGTCGTCTGTGTGATTTGTAGATTTTTGGGTGTAAATCACGTGGGGAACTGCTCCAATATTTATTGTCTGTGGGACTTTTCCAATATTTATTAAATAGTTGAGCAGTCAGTCACGTGTTTTGTAGATTTGGCAGTTTTGGCAGGTTTTGGGCTGGGGGAAAATTCGTAAGTCATTGATTTATAAGGATTAGATGAAATTTTTTCGGCTAAGTCATTGATTTATAAGGCTATTTTGCTTTTAGATTTTTAGATTTCGGGGTTTTACTTATCTAAAACTAGGCGCAAACCCAATAAGGACGCGGGATACAGCGTTTTTAGATTTTAGATTTTAGATTTTCGGACAGTCAAACCTATGGGGAAAGTTGAGCGGGCCAAACCATCTAAAAAGCAGTAGATTTTGAAGGTTTCCGTGTATATATATGTTATCTAAAAACTATTTATATATATATGGGCTACTGCAAGTGACTACTTACCTTGCAACCCGCGTCATTACTGGCTCCAATTACGTCACTGTCATATCTTTTCGTAGTTTTGTAGATTTGGCCTCGAAAAAAAATCTAAAAACACCTAAGTCATTGATTTCATTGAAGAAAAAAAATCTACAAATCGTTGTGTTGGTATATCAGCATGTAGATAAGTTTTTGAGTACACCAGTCACGTGGCTGTCCATGACATATCAGCCATTTATTAATCCCATGGGATTAGGACGCTCGGCTATTTCAGGACGCTCGGCCATGTCTGTGCGTGATAGTAGGCGACGCGACCACGCGCATACTGCAACGTGATAGTAGTTAAGGCGCTAGGCCATCTGGGTGTGTGATAGTAGTTAGGTGATTTGGAAAAATTTGGGGCCCGAAGGCCCCGTTGGTTACTTCGCTTTCTTTGTGAGGGTAAAGCCAGCCTTCGCCAGTTCGGCCTTGATGATCTTCATTTGTGCCGCTGACGCTGAGGTTAGAATCGCGCTGATTGTGCGCGCGCTGGACTCGGCCGCTTGTGTCGCTGTTAACGCTACTGCTACCGGTTTGCTAGGTGAAGGCGCTGTTGGCTTTCGGCCTACGGACTGGCGAGCCCCACCTTTTGATTCGCGAACGATTTTTGCCGCTTGTTTCATATTGTGCTTCGATTCGTTGATAGCGTCAGCCGCAGTCATGTGCACATCGACGGTCTCGCCTTTGACGCGCTTCTCGATTGTCACTGGCATATCAGCCGCAAGCAAAACGGTCACAGCATCGGTGAAGTTCGCAAGCACATTGTGGTCTGATTTGTCGCCCAACTCGGTGCGGTAGCATTCGCGAATTGTCTTCACTTGTTGGTCGAAAGGCAAACCCGAAAGCTTTTCTTTGTGGGCATCGACTGCACTACGCGCGGCCGCCTTGCATGATGCGAGCATGGTATTCGCCGCTTGAACGGCTTTGAGTAGGATTTTTGTAACTTCGCCATTTGCGACAATTTCAGTTTTTACAGTTTGAGTTTTAATTGTGGCCATTTTGGCACCTCCAATAAGTAAACAAGTTTTACGTGACCGAGACCGCCTCGACCACGATTCCCACTTTACGCCTACGTGACTGACATGTCAACCACGAATTCTTAATCCCATGGGATTAGTATGATAGTAGTTAAGGGCTAACAAAAAAGGGGGCCGAAGCCCCCGAGGTGATTAAAGGGATAGCCACTTTGCGCGATTGGCTTCTGACTTCTCGTAGTAGTCCTTGCCCCGTGCGTCGCTCAGCTTGGCCTCGGCTCGGATCGCGCCACGCTCAGCTTTGCTGACTGCGTCGTCACCTGAGTACAGTGGGCTTCGTGCACGCTCGTTATGCTCTTTTGCTCTGAGAGCCCAGTACACCGCGTGTGCTTGATGCATCTTAAACCCGTACCATGCGCGGTCTTTCGTGCCCCGCTCAGCTTCGAAGTACTTGTCACTATAGTGAGAACCCGCCGCATCTGCTAGTTCACGCATAATTGAAACGTCTGCTAAAATATTCATAGTAATCACCTGTAAGTATATTAGTAAAATTTAATGTATCGGCTTTGCTTGCCTGCCGATGGTTCCCAGTTTACGCCGACCACCTGACATGTCAACACTAGGTCATGCTTATCTATGATAGTAGACACCCCAAAAGACCCCGGGGTACAGGACCCCCACCCCACCCCACCCCCCACCCCTATATATCCGTACCGCGCATAAAATTTCCCAAAATTTTGAAGTCACTTAAAATAACAACAAATCAGCCACATATTTAACACAGCCACCGCTTGCGCAAACGACATAACCTATATAAAATCGGGCCAGACACTCAGGATAGACACAATGCATAGTGCGATTTATGCGGATACGTTACTGAGGTCGGTAGCTTTATCGGTTGCGAGGAATGAGGTAGGTGCGAGACGCCCACTTACTGAAATTATTGCTTCGGAAGGCATAACCGCCGCAGAATACGACCAAATAAGCAAAAATCCTCAGTTTAAGCGGTACTACACGCAGTATTGCAAGGACTTGAGCGAAAATGGGTTCAGTTTCGAGGCTAAATCGAAGGTTTTGGCCGAAGATTTGCTGCCTATTGCGTATGCAATGGCGAGAGACCCCGATGTACCTGCTCCTGTGCGGGCTAAAATGATCGAAAACATCGTAGATTGGGGTAATTTGAAGCCAAAACAGGGGCAGCTTGCAGTTACCGGGTCCTCCGGCTTCAGTATTTCGATAAATTTCCCCGATTCAGCGCCAAAAGCGGAGGTTAAAGACGTAATCGACGCAGAAGATGCGGAAATTATCGAAGAAACCGCTGAAATTGGCCTAGAAGTACCCTCATTAGGGCTTTTAGCGCAGGAAAATGTCGAAAATGGGCAAAATAAGGCGCAGAAAAGTGCTGTTATGGAAGCTCTAGAGTCCATTTTTGATGAGCCAGACGAGTACGCAGGAGAGGATATCTGTGAGTGATGACCACGTAGATTACAACCCACCACCCTCATTAGTGCCATTTTTGACCTGCGAGTCCTTTATTTCGTTAATTTCTGGGCCTGTTGGGTCGGGTAAGTCGTCTGCTGCGATGATTAAGATTGCTTATCACGCGAAAAAGATGCGTGCTGGCAAGGATGGTGTACGTCGCAGTAGGGCGGTAATCGTGCGGAACACCAACCAGATGCTTACAGACGCGACAATACCCACGTTCATGACATGGTTCCCAGAGGGTGTGGCGGGATCATTCGCTCGTACTAACAAGGTGTTTACACTTAAGTTCGACGACGTAGAGTGCGAGGTGCTCTTTAGAGGGCTTGATGATGCCAACGACGTTCGTCGATTACTGTCGCTTGAGTGTTCGTTTGGTATTTTAGACGAATATAGGGAGATACATCCAGATATTTTTAACGCATTGCAGGGTCGTGTTGGTCGTTTCCCTTCGGTGGCTAAAGGAGGTTGTGTAGATGACAGTGGGGCACCGAATGCGCACATATGGGGCGCTACGAACGCGCCGGACTCAGATACGTTCTGGGAACAATACATGTCTGAACCACCAGAGACAGCGAAGATCTACATGCAACCTGACGCTCTCAGCGACGACGCCGACTGGAAGCAAAACCTCATCGAGGGATACTACGAAAAGCTAGCCGAGGGTAAGACCGAGGACTGGGTAGATGTGTATATCCGTAACAAATTTGGTCGGTCACTGGCGGGTACTCCGGTCTATCAGCGGGACTTTGTCGAAGATTTTCACGTTGCGAAACAAGAACTTACGCCGGTACCGTTACCAGACTACCCAATCATTGTTGGCATAGACTTTGGTCGCACACCCTGTGCTATCTTTAAGCAACGAGACCCACGCGGTCGGGTACTGACACTTTCCGAGATCACTTCGGAGAATATGGGAATCGAGACGTTCATCAGGACGCTACTCGTGCCACACGTGGCGAATCACTACCCCGGCTTTGAGCTAGTGTGTGCGCCTGACCCCGCTGGGTTTATGAAACAACAACTTAATGAGCTAACGCTCGTGGATGCGCTACGCAACGCGGGGTTTACTTGTGTGAAGCCGCCGAGTAACAAACCAGACTATCGCATAGCCGCGGTTAGCCGCTTACTTAGCCAACAGATAGACGGTGAGGCGATGTACCTGATTGACCCCAGCTGCATGATGCTTATTCGTGGGTTTCGACACGGCTATCGGTACAAGAAGAAAAAGAGCGGAGAGCTTGAAGATAAGCCGGATAAGAACGAGTATTCACACATCCACGACGCCAACCAGTACGCGGACAGTATCTTGGATTTGCAGTTTCGTGGGTCGGTCACATCACAAGCTCGAAAAGAAATCAAGAGGGTACGATACGTATATGCTTGATAAAACACTCACGTCTGATAAAATTGGCACATACCTGCATGCGGAGTAAGACCCTATGGCTATGGCACTAATACCCGTAGCTAGCGCCAAAGACCTAGAAGATCAGGCCAAGAAGCGTAGCGATGAGTTGCAAAAACAGACGTACATTCAAGGACTTGCGGCGCATGCACGAAGCCGTTGGGAAGTTGCCAAAGAATCTAAGCAAGACTTAGAAGAGCGCATGCTGTCATGTGTTCGCCAGCGTAACGGTGAGTACGACCCCGACATCCTCCAAGATATTACTGCGCAGGGTGGGTCGGACCTTTTTGTACAGCTTACCTCTGTTAAGTGTCGCGCGGCGACTTCTTGGCTACGTGACACCTTGCTCGGTACGGGTATGGACAAACCATGGGCCATAGAATCTAGCCCTGTGCCAGATCTACCTGACGAAGTTAAGCAGTCTCTAGAGGCGCAGTTGTCACAAGAGATCATGCAGGTCATGCAGACTACGGGTGCCATGCCCTCTGAAGAAGATCTACGCCAGATTGCTCTGTCTATGAAAGACGAAGCGATGCAGCTCATGAAAGAAGAAGCTGCCGAGCGCGTAGACCGCATGGAGATGAAGATGGAAGACCAGCTGCTGGAAGGTGGCTGGTACAAAGCGTTCAACGAGTTTATCGAAGACATTGTTACATTCCCGTTCGCAGCACTAAAAGGGCCGATCAAACGTCGCCGCAAGGTGTTGCAGTGGAACGAAGGTAAACTTGAGCCTTCGGAGGTTATCCGCAACGAGTGGGAGCGGGTAGATCCGTTCAACTTGTACTGGGCACCGTGGGCGTGGGACGTTAACGACGGGTTTGTTATAGAGCGCCACCGCATGACTGCGGACAACTTACAGGCGCTACTGGGCGTACCCGGCTACAACGACGATGCTATCAGAACAGTTTTATCAGAGTTTAACAGCGGTACACTCGGAGAGTGGCTGTGGGTTGACTCGTCTAAAGCGGAAGCAGAGGGGAAATACACACCCGAAGCAGTGCATTCAGGCGATCTTATCGACGCATTACAACTTTGGGACTCCATACCGGGCAAAGACTTGCTTGAGTGGGGCGTTCCAGAAGAAGAAATTGCTGACCCATCGTTGAACTACCCATGTGAAGTGTGGTTGATCGGTAATACAGTAATACGTGCGGTACTGAACTATGATCCCTTGGGACGTAAGCCCTACTACCTGACATCGTATGAAGCCAAACCCGGCTCGGTGGATGGTAAAGGTGTTGCTGACCTATGCCGTGATTCTCAAGCTATGGTAAACGCGACTGCTCGAGCAATGGCAAACAACATGGGCATATCATCTGGCCCACAGGTCGGTGTTAACATCAGTCGGCTTCCAGCGGGTGAAGACATCACTGATATGCATCCGTGGAAGATTTGGCAGTTCCAGAGTTCAGAGTTCAACGATGGGTCGGCTCCGTTACAGTTCTTCCAGCCTAACAGCAACGCGCAAGAGCTTATGGCCGTCTTTGAGAAGTTCTCAGAGCGTGCTGACGAAGATACGATGATTCCTAAGTACATGACTGGGGGTCACACTCCGGGAGCCAGCAGAACGTCGTCTGGGCTCTCTATGCTTATCTCTAACGCAGGTAAAGGGATCAAGCAGGTAATCAGCAACATCGACAAGAACGTCATTATCCCTGCGATTGAGCGGCTTTATCACGACAACCTGCGCTATAGCGATGATCCGGATCTTGTGGGTGACGTAAACATCAACGCTCGTGGCGCGAACAGCCTGATTGTCAAAGAAGCCGAAGCGATTAGACGCAACGAGTTCTTGCAGTTAGTGCTCAACAGCCCGGTAGCACAACAGATTGTTGGTATGGATGGTGCAGCAGAGCTTCTTAGAGACGCGGCTCGCAACCTAAACACCAACCCTGACCGCATCGTGCCAGACAGACACAAGATCAGCATGATTGAGCAACAACAGATGGTAATTCAGCAGCTACAGCAACAACTGGCTATGATTACCGGACAGATGGAACAGGGTGGGATGCCGGGCGTTACACAGGGTCCAGCACCCAAGAATATTTTACCCGATGGCTCGCAAGTAGGTGGAAGAGAAGGGAATTTTGTCTCTCCGAGACCTAACGGTGCTTGACGGATATATTAGACACGTAGTATAACTATGGGAAGTTTTTTCGGGCACAAGCCGGACAAGCAGCATGTTAGAGCACTTTATGAGTGCCGAAACACGAAAATAGTGGACGCATTTGCGGCCAAATTGTCGGAGACAACGGAATCTCTGATAAAGGCCACAGACCAAGTCACTATTAACAGACTGCAAGGTAAGGCTTTGCTGATAAAAGAATTTCTGGAAGCGGTTGAGAAATCGCCAGAAATATTGGAGCGCATATAGCGCAGATTGTAATCCAAGCAAACCATTATGCGAAGTGCACACCCCTACGGGAGCGCGGGACAGAGTTGGAGCTTAAAGGAGTATTTTATGGCTTTGCCAAGACAAGTTCAGAACACGATCAAAGAGGTAGAAGAGTTAGAGAAGCAGTTGAGTGGCCAAGGTGAGAAGCTGGAAGAGCCTGAGCAGCCCGTAGCGGAAGAAGCTGAGGAAGCGCCACAAGAGCCTACAACAGAGCCGATTGAAGCTGAGAAGCCCGTTGATGAGGTGTCAGAGCCTGTCGATGACAAGCCGAATGATCCGGTCATACCGGAAGCTGAGTACAAGAAGCTTGAGCAGAAGTATCGAACCCTTCAAGGGATGCTGGATAAGACTAACGCCGACCATAAGGCCGAAATTAGTAAGTTGAAAGCAGAGATTGAAGAGATCACTTCGATCAAGGAAGAAAGTACGAAAGCTACCGAGAGATTGGTGACTGACGATGATGAGCGTAACTTCGGAAGCGATCTGATTGATCTTCAGCGCAGAGTAGCCAAAGAAGTTGCCGCAGAGTTTGAGTCGCAGCTAAAATCCTTGCAGAACGAGAACAAAGAGCTCAAGCAGCTAGTAAGTTCTACGGAAAGTAAGGTGGCTGAGTCGTCGTTTGACACACGCCTTAAAAGTTTGGTTCCTGACTTTGCTCAGGTTAACGCAGACCAGAGGTGGATAGAGTGGTTAGACGAAGTTGACCCAGTATTGCGTGCACCCAGACGCGTGGTAGCTCAACAAGCATTTGAATCTGGTGATGCCGAGGGCGTTGCATACTACGTGGATATGTTCAAGCGGGACACTGCTCCAGTTGAACCCGTAGAGCCACCCAAGCAGGACACCAAGAAACAAGAGCTTGAGCGTCAGGTACAGCCTAGCAAAAACGCTAGCAACCAGACACCTACATCGCAGAAAGGTAAGATTCTTACTAACGCCCAGATAGCTGGGATGTTTAAGAAAGCCGCTGTGTTGAGTAGTTCTGGTCGATTAGATGAAGCTAGGAAACTTGAAGCTGAAATTGACGCTGCGTACATGGAAGGCCGTGTCGTAGCTTGATTTAACCAAATCTGTTTAATTTAGGAGGCCATCATGGCTGCTGTATATCCCGTAACTGGCGACTTCGCCACTAGCCAGAGCTACTCTGGTGCATTCATCCCTACCCTTTGGTCGGGCAAACTTTTAGCTAAGTTCTACCAGAACACCATGTTGTCAGAAATCACCAACACTGACTACGAAGGTGAGCTGAAGAACCAAGGTGATACTGTACGTATCCGTACTGCTCCTTCAATCAGCATCCAAGACTACACTGCTGGTATGAACTTGAGCTACGAAGTGCCTGAGCCTATCTTCCAAGATATGCAGATCAACAAAGGTAAATACTTCGGCGTTCAGGTCAACGACGTGTTGGCTTATCAGTCAGACATGGATCTTATGAACATGTTTACTGAAGATGCTGCCAAGCAGTTGAAAATCGCTATCGAGAACGAAGTGTTCTTTAACTCTTTCGTAACCGAAGGCCCTGCTGCTACTAACGAAGGTGCAACTGCTGGTGCATTGTCTGCTGCCTACAACCTAGGTACTGACGCTGCTCCTGTTGACGGTACTTCTACTCCTGCCGCTTTGTTAAACGCTATCTTGGCTATGTCTTCAGCTCTTGACGAGCAGAACGTACCTGAAGATGGTCGCTTCTTGGTCTTGTCTCCTTACGAGCGCCAGATCTTGATGCAGTCTAACATTGCTCAGGCGTACTTCACTGGTGACAACGCTAGCATCATCCGCACCGGCAAAATCGGCATGTTGGATCGTTTCTCTGTATACGTTTCTAACTTGTTGCCAAAAGGTGCTGCTGACAAAGCTCTCGTTGCTGGCTTGTCTGACACTGCTACCGGCGCTACCGCTTCTGGCGCTGCTGCTCGTCGCACCATGATTGCTGGTACTAAGCACGCTGTATCGTTTGCTATGACCATCAACAAAACTGAGCCTCTGCGCAACCAGACTGACTTCGGCGACATCGTCCGTGGTTTGGCTGTGTATGGCCGCAAAGTTGTTAAGCCTGAAGCACTTGTTGTTGCTCAAGTAGCTTAATAGCTAAAACCTAGAGGGGGCTTCGGCCCCCTTTTCATTAGGAGACTCAGATGAAACCGATTGAACTTATGAAGCGTTTGGGCGGCGAAGCCTTGGCCAACAAACTTCGTGCTAAAATTGACGGAAAGATCGTTATCTTAGCTAGGCTTGAAGGTCAGGAATACGTGCTTACTGACGCAGGCTTCAAAGTAGCGGCTGAACTTAATGCCAAAATCAGTGCAGAACCCGAAAGCACTGAGGAAGAAGCACCTACAAAGAAAACAGTCACAAGAACTCGCAAACAAAATAAATAGCTGATAAAATCCGCAATAGCGTCTTAGTACAAAGGTTACGACATGCTGAGTATAGATGAGCTATTTCCACGGGTTTTGCCGTATGTTCCGGGTTGTTCGGAGCCTTTGGCACGCCAAGCGATACTAGATTCAGCCATCGCGTTTTGTGAGACAACCAGTATCTTGAACCAGACTTTGGACGCGTTTAACACTGTCTCTGGTTTGGTTTCTTACGACCTTGAGTCGCCTAATCGTCAGATGAAGGTAGCTCGTATTTTGTCTGTTACTGTAGACGGAAAAGAAATTCACGGCACGTTTTCAGAAGATGTCCCCATGTTACAAGACAGAGAGGGACGCCCAACGTCGTTTTATACAACGCGCATTGATTCTGAGTTCGTGCTAAACCTGCACCCCACACCTGACGATAGATATCCAGTTGTAGTAACTGTGGCGCTTAGCCCTGTTATTACCGCTACGTCGCTAGAGGACGATTTAGTTAATGTGTGGAGCGACGCTATCGTAGAGGGCGCAATAGCTAGAATAGCTAAGGTCCCTAACCAACCTTTCAGTAGCTTTGATGTAGCTATGCTGTATGACCAATCTTCCGCTAGGAAAACAGCACTAGTAAAAGCCGAGAGTTACCAAGGAAGAATCCGTGGCGGAACACGGGTTAAGACAAGACCACTTGTGAGGTAAAAAATGAGCTTATCCGCACAATCAATTATCCGTCGTGTAGTGGATACTTTGCAGGATACAACGTCTGTGCGTTGGCCTATTCCTGAGCTAGTTCGCTACCTCAACGATGGTCAAAGAGAAGTTATTCTATATCGCCCTGACGCTACCATTAAGAACGCTACGTTGGTATGTACAGCTGGGGCTAAACAGTCTCTCCCTGCGGACGGGTCTAAACTTATAGATATCGTACGCAACGCCGGTGTAGGCAGTGGTAGCGCGGCGGTTAGGTTGGTTGCACGGGAAATCCTCGATACACAGATACCTAACTGGTACGGATTATCTGGCTCTGACACGGTTGTCCACTACACTTATGACCCTCGTGACCCTACTGTGTTTTATGTATACCCCCCTGCTAGCGGAAATGCCGAACTAGAAATAGCATACTCTGCGTATCCTACGGATATTACTGAGCCAGCAGAGGGATCAGACTACACTGACGTAACTGGTAGCTTGGATGTGCCTGATATTTACGGCAACGTCATTATTGATTACATCCTGTATCGCGCTTACACCAAGGACAGCGAGTATGCAGGGAATGCGCAGCGTTCAGTTGCCCACTACCAAGCGTTCGCTAATGCTTTGGGTATTGAAGTACAGGGAACAACTGGCGTATCGCCTAAAGTCTAGGAGTAAACGATGGCGTACATCGACACAATTAAGCTTGTAACAGGTGATACGCTCCCAGACCTGCGGTTTGAGCTGAAAGATTCAGCATCATCCCCGGATGGAGTGACGTACGACGAGAATGATTCCAACACGTGGGCTCCGCTAGACCTCACGGACTCCACTGTACGCCTGCGGATTAGAGAAGTGGGCGGTGCTACAATACTGGCTACTATAGTTGGCGTCCTTGCTTCTCCCGAAAACGGAGTTGTCATATTCCCATTTACACAAGACTCGTTCGCTAACAGCGGCTTGTTCGAAGGCGAAGTAGAAATTACGTATGTCGATGGCGGCATACAGACAATGTACGATCTAGTTAAATTCAAAGTGCGCAGTGATTTTGACTAATGAGTTTCAAGGTAACGCGATCCGACCCCAAAGGATCGGTAACTAACACCGAAGTCAGCGGCGAAGTATCTGCCGTTGAAGGATCGTTTACCACCTCAAAAGTAGAACCTGCTGGCAGCGTTAGCTATATCAATATAAGCGCCGCCACTTCTTATATACGCAGTGTATTTTCTGTATCGTACTCTTCGATATTTGCGGCTGATATCCAGCTCGGCTTATTCATAATACGAAAAACACTCGAAGACGCAGCATTATTTACCGACTATATTGACTCGATTGCATTCAATAAATCGCTATATGACGATGTAGCGGCTGTAGAGGATATCGTCAGGTCCACACTTAAGAAAGTAGCCGATGACCCAGCATATACAACTGATCTAATATCGTTTGGGTTTTCTACCTCGTTTTCAGATAGCAATAACATATCTGATTACCACTACCTTAGTCCAAACAAAGTACTATACGAAACGTCAACTTTTGCTGATGGGCAATATCTAGGCATAGGCAAAAGCAACGAAGATATCGCTGTATTTACCGAAGAAACGACTAGGGCGTTTGGCAAAGGTTTATACGAGGGAATAAGGTTTTACGATAATTTCAGGCTACACCCCAACAAGCACAACATAGACTACGTTGAGTTTTATGATAGCAACACAGCAAGCTTTGGTAAGGGTTTGTACGATTTATTATCATTTAACGACGCAAACCTGCTATTCGAGCTGGATTATCATCTAGCAGACTTTATAGGCGCTACTGACGATTTTTATGGCGCTGCTAATATAGATGACGACCAGACTATGCAGTTTAGTAAGCTGACTACTGATCTGGCTAGTGTGGCGGAATCATTTTCTAGAGACGTGCAGTTCGACAGGCGTTTATATGACCCTGCCTATGGTTCTGATTACGTTTATTTAGATACCACAAAATCGCTTGCTGATACTGCTGGTTTTTCGGATTCACTTTCGACGGTAATGCATTTTGTAAGGTTTCTAGATGACCAAGCGAACGCCAATGACTTTATAGCTAGAGTAAGCTTTAGTAAAACCGCGGAAGCCGACTCAGCGTTTGTAAACGATGTCTTCACTAGAAACGTTGCTTTTAGCAGGACATTGGAAGATTTTGGTAGTTTTGAAGACTTACTAGTGAAAGCAACTAACTCGAGCCTATCCGATGCGGGATTAGCTTTTGATGCATTTTCTAGACAAGTCTCATATAGTAGGCCGTACGATGATAGTATCGGCGTATCAGTATTTATAGCAAACACGCCACATAAGTATTTGGCGGATGATAGCGCAGCCAGTGATTATGATGTAAAATCAACTGGCAAAGTTAGCAGTGACTTAGTGAACATCACCGATACTGGGTCTCTGTTTTGGCAAAATTACACGGTCGATACGACGTATTTTGCCGAAGATTATGTCGGTGATAGGCAATTATTCTGAGGTCTAAAATGATTAAAGATACTTTGAAACTGAAAGGCGAATTGACTATCGTCGTCAAGGATAAAGATGGCAAAGTCAAGGAAACCCGAAACGAGAAAAACCTTGTAGTAGCAGCTGGTCTAACGTTCATTTGTTCGCGAATGGTAAGCACATCAGCTGGCGTTATGTCACACATGGCTGTTGGTTCTGGTACCACCGCAGCGTCTGGAGCACAGACTGACCTAGTGTCAATTCTTGGTTCTAGAGAGCCGCTTGATAGCTCAACTGCTTCTAGCAACACTGTTACCTATGTCTCTTCGTTTGAAGCTGGGGAAGGTACTGGTGCCATAACAGAAGCTGGTATCTTTAACGCCTCTACTTCTGGTTCTATGTTGTGCCGTACTGTTTTCCCAGTGGTTAACAAAGGCGCTAACGACACGATGTCAATTACATGGACTATTACGCTGAGCGCTGTCTAATAGCTCTTTTGTATATGTAGAACATTTTAAGACTTAGGAGTCACCATGTCTGATATTACCTTACGTAACGTCAAGGGTACTCCACTTACCAATCAGGAAGTGGATGATAACTTTAGTAACCTTAACGCTGATAAGTATCAGGCAGGTGATTCAGCTACGTTTTCTGACGTAACGCTGACTGGCATGGTTGGCTCTGTTTCTTGGAACAGTGTGGATGGTACGTTAGACGTACCTTTAAATGCAGATGTTGCTCTACAAGTAGGGCAAGAGTTTGTTTTCTACGCCAAGGCTACGGAAGCTATAGCTAACGGCGATGTCGTAATGTTTGACGGCGCTCAGGGCGACCACGTTCTCATTAAAAAGTGTGACATGGCGTCTGTCGGGTTTGATCCGACTTATATCGTAGGTGTTGCCACACAAGCCTTCGCTAACAACGAATTTGGGTATGTAACCTCAATAGGTAAAGTTCGTGGGCTAAATACATCTGCATACGCAGAAGGCACCATACTATACGTCAGCCCCACTGTGGCGGGCGCTTTAACCCCAACAAATCCTAGTGGCACGGGGCACGTTGTTCAAGCAGCTGCGGTACTGCGCTCGCACGCTACGCAAGGTGTTATTTTAGTAAGGCTTACGCACATATCTGAGCTTGGTGAGTTAGATGGCGTAGCAATTACAAATGTCAGTACTGGACAATACCTCACATACAATGGCTCTTCTTGGGTTAATACTACACTAGACACCACAAACTGGGATACAGCCTATGGTTGGGGTGACCACGCTGCTGTAGGGTACCTAACTAGCTTTACAGAGACCGATCCAACTGTTCCAGCGCATGTTAAGTCGATTACGACCACAGAGAAGGCAAACTGGGACACAGCTTACGGCTGGGGTAACCATGCGAGTGTTGGGTATCTCACATCAGCGTCTCTTACCGGATATGCTACCCAAACCTATGTTAACACCGCTGTAAGTAATCTAGTTGATTCTGCACCTGCAACACTAGATACATTGAATGAGTTAGCGGCGGCACTGGGAGACGATCCGAACTTTGCTACGACTGTATCGAATAGTATTGGTACAAAGTGGACTCAGGACAATACCAAGATTAGTAACTGGGACACCGCTTATGGCTGGGGTAATCATGCGAGTGCGGGGTATGTCGTAGGCAATACTTCTAACGCTATCAACTTGACTATTACTGGTGTGATGCAAGCCAACAACGGGTACAAGATTGGAACCACCACCGTCATAGACTCTAGTCGGAACCTGACGAATATAGGCACCATCTCATCGGGTGCTATTACTAGCAGTGGTACTGTAAAAGCATATGGTAACTCGGACACTATTGCGGCTTTAGAAATATATTCAGATTCTACTCACGGTATGAGAATACTCCACAGAGGCACAGACGGTGATTTCAGTTTTGAACGTAGAGTAAATGGTACCAATACCGAGTTTTTGCGGATCGGCAGGGGTAACGGTAACGCAACCTTTGCAGGCACCATCTCTTCAGGGGACATAACGTCTACTGGAGGTGTAACTATAAACTCTAGCAATGCGGCGGCCAAGTATCTTCGCATTAACAAAGGAACAGGGGATGGCGGAATCCTTTGGTTATTATCTAATGGCTTAAAATTTCAAAATGTATTGTCTGGTAACGATTTAAATTGGTATTCATACGAAACAGCAACCACATCCTTTACGATGTATGGAAGCGGTGAATTTTCTGCAAGGGCAGGATACCAAGTCAACGGCACAACCGTCATCGACGCTAGTCGGAACCATTTTGGCGCACAAGCCACGTTCTCTGGCAAAGTGGTGATGGGTGGTGACGGCGCTATAGCTCAAATAGCCAATGCAGTGGCTGCTGATACTTCTAATACCTACACGCTTGCGGTAGGGAGTCAATCAGGAAATAAATCAATAATCGCCGCAAGAGATATAAATACATCTGGTGGCGGCTATCAGATCAACGGCACAACCGTCATCGACGCTAGTCGGAATCTGACGAACATAGGGACGCTTAATGGCGGCACTCCTTGGCACTCTGCCAACGACGGCTCCGGCTCTGGTCTAGATGCTGATTTGCTGGATGGACAGCATGAAACTGCATTTTTGAAAGTTAGTCTTGGTAATGCTGCTGATCTTAACGCCTCAACGTATTGGCGTGCTGGCATGTTTGGCTGGTACGACGGAACTGCGAACAGACCACCCGATAATTATGGCCAAGGTCTAAGCATTGTAAGCGCAGGTTCTGAGCATAATAATTCTAACAACTGGATAACGCAGCTTGCATTCGGCACCAATGAAACTACGTCATATTTTAGAAGTAAGACAAATGCTGGCGATTGGAATGCTTGGCATACTATATGGAACTCTGCCAACGACGGCTCCGGCTCTGGTCTAGATGCTGATTTGCTGGATGGACAGCATGGTTCTTATTACGCCCCCGCTTCGTCCCTGAGCGGTTACGTACCAAAAACCGGCGGTACATTTACTGGCATTTTGGGAATAGACACGACCAGCGATGCTCAGCTTCTTTTAAGTTCCTCGGATAGCTGGACAGGTATAGGGTTTAATGATGGCGCAGCACTAGGTGCAGAGTATATCTGGCATAACGGAAGTAATGGAACTTTTGCTATAGGGGGCGGAGGCTCAAACGTAGCTAACAAGAAGCTACACGTTCATGGTGGTATGACTATTGGTAGTGGTTATGCTGCGACCAGTGTTACCGCCAACAGTCTAAACGTAGAAGGCAATATAACAGCAACTAGGTTTCGGTCTGCAAACGGCACAATCGCCCCACTGTCTTCTTCATATACTTTTTCAAACGTATTTACCTCCGAAGACTCTGCATCACGAGTAGCTTATTTTGACGGCAACGGCGGAAACGCCTCAGTTTGGTGGGGTAACGGAGCTAACGCTCACGCTGCATTAGATTCTAGTGATGGCTTGCTTGATGTTTGGGTTAATCCTTCAAATGGAAGCTGGTATAACATTGCGGACTTTAGCACCTCTGGTCTAGCAATCACTACTGGTGGGTTGAGTGTAGGTGGCAACACAGTATGGCATGCGGGCAACGACGGCTCAGGCTCTGGCCTAGATGCTGACTTGTTGGACGGTTTACATGCATCTTCGTTTGTCCAAACAGCCAATAACAGTAGCTTAAACAGCGATAGCCGTAATACACGGGGCGTAACTCGCCTATATCGCCGAGAGGACAACTCAGATTTTAGCGTCCAGAACCATTGGACCGGAACTCACTGGCTACTGCGGGGATACAATGGCGACAACTTCCACGCTGAGTGTCGTGTTGGGTATGCAGATAGCGCTAATACGCTAGACGGGATTGATAGTGCCTCATTTTTGCGTAGTGATGCGGACGACACCTTTACGGGCAATCTTACCACTGGTGCGAACAACCATATAACTTTTGGCCCCAACTCTAGTTGGGGATCGTCTTTGCGTATTGGCGGCAACGGAAGAACCGCTACTGGCACTGAAATGGCTAGTGTAGTAACAACGGACGGAAATTTACATTTAGACGCGGCGGCATCTAACAACGGCATATATCTTAACTACTATGCTGGCACGAATGGTACGCTTTTTGGTAATGGTGCAACGGCTACAGTAGCCAGAATGGATAATGCTGGTCAGCTTTATAAATCATCAACTACAGCGAATCCTTATTGGAACGCAAGCAACGACGGCTCCGGCTCTGGGCTAGATGCTGATATGGTTGACGGTAAGCACGGTGCAGCCATAATTGACACTATAAGGTCAGTATATAGTAGTGATTCCTTAGGCACATACATTATATCTAAAGATGATGGTGGATGGGCAGGTACTA